TACGCTTTCAATCGACAACCTTCAAAACGCTTTATTAGAGCGTATCCTTCTGCGTTAACTTTCATTCACCAATCTTTTTATTTGTTTCTCTTTTCGAATTAAATACTTACGGAATTTCTCCTCGTAAATCTTTTGCTTAACCATGTCCTTTTTGCGTCCCCTTGTAGCCATGTGTTTTGTTATTCGTTATCTAAACCATCCTAAACCTGGTCTTCTATATTCGTATGGACTTCTATCACGTCCAGAACTAATCTCAAAAGCGTTAGACGGATAAACATTTGTCTGTGACCAAATTTGGTTTGTTGTGTTTGTCATATACTCAGGAAAGTCGCTAGAGTTATGACACAAATAATCAACCATACGTTGCGTGTAGAACATAGCTTGTTGACGCGCTTGGTCACGATAGTTTTGCAAGTCCGTTTGTGAGATAGGTTGAGTGTCTTCGCTTGTGCGAATTACTAAACTTCCGTTGTCCGTTTTAACGTACAAATGCGGCAAGACTTCGTACATCGTCCACCACATTATCATGCGACGCAAGTAATTGTCAAGAAGGGTTGCGTATGCGCCTGTAATATCGTCGTTGACAACATCTTCTTTGATTCGGTTGTACAAATCAGTACCCAAATACAACTGTGCATACTTGTCCTGCGACAAATAGATAGCAGGGTAAAGAAGCAACGGATCAACCGAACCGTTTATCCATGTATATTTCTTGATATAGTTTTCGTCAATGAGTAGAACTTCGGGTTGTAGTGCCATTGTAGTTTTTATTTATATTTTAGTGATGCTCTGTTCGGCATATCGTTAGGACGTACCGCTTCTTCGCCTTTTGGAAATAATTCGTTTGCAACACCGCCTGTTACAACTCTGTCGTTCTTCAATCCGTCGTTTGGAAGAAAGCGACCTTTCTCTCTTTTGCGTACAAATACTTTTCTAAACCAAGCGTGGCGGCAATAAACACCGCCTTTAAAAGTCCAAATGGAATACTGCGAACTTCCAGCAGGTGCAAACTCTCCGTTTACTCCGTCGTCACCCATTTCAATAATGTCTTCGTAGCGGAATAATGCACCCATTTTAGAAAGCGCAACCATTTCTTGACAGAAGTCACGTGTAACAATTTCGCCGTCTTTGTATGTAAAATTCTTTGAGTAGTAATAACGAACTTTGTAAAGTCCTGTATCTAACGCTTTGCTTACTTCGTCGGGGTTGTCGTAACCGCGTGCGCTCATAAACTCTGTGCGAAAACTTTCTTCGCCTTCTGGATTGGTTACTTCTTCGTCAGAAATTAACTCCCATTCTTCTTCGTTGATATATTCCGCTTTCTCTTTAAGATAAGCCAACCACAACGCGCTATCTTCCGCGCTTATTTTATTCTCAGCAGCAACTACTTTTTTTTTTAATTCAGCAGTTTGAACCGTTGGTTGAACAACAACTACTTCGTCGAATACGCTGTTCATTGTGATAGTTAAATCACTTCCAAGAATAGGCGCAAATGTATTTGTGATAATTCTTTGGTATGGCTTGATAACTTGGTTGTTGAATATCTCCATACCAACCAACATTTCATCTTTGTTACTTCCGAATCCTGTTGTATCTCTAATGCCGTGAATCAATGGCGACACAACGCGGTGTCCTACCATGATTTGCTTCGCTGTTTCTTCCGATAAGAATTGATATTGTTTGTCAGCGTCCGACAAAGGAAATGATTCAATCGAAGGAGCGCGTGTAGGATCTTCGTTGAACGTCATTAAAAACTTTCCTGCGTTACTTGCACCGCTCAAACGTGTTTCCCACTCACGACGTATTGCCTCGCGTTCCTCTTTCTGCGGTATGCCGTTTAAAAAGTTTATAATGAATGAAGGGAATAATCCGTTTAAGATATTGTTAACGTGGTATAGTCCCATTTGATAAGACAACTCAACGTAGTTCAACGCACCGAAGTAGTCAGGCTTCGCGTAGTACGAACTACCTGCCATCATGCCGTGTGCGTAAATAACTTGACGCGGTTGTTCTTCCGCCTGTGAAGGATTGAACGCAGGAATGAATTCGGGTTTACCTTTTTTGCTGCGTGTATTTGCCCAATCTTTTGAGTACCAAATACCAGTAATTTCGTCTTGTTCTTTGTCGTATGCAAGGCGACAGTTCTCAAAAGGCAAGTGGTTAATCTTTACAACGCGAGTAAAGTCCATACTCCAAATAACCTCAGCAACAAATGCACCTTGAAGTTTTAAGTCGAACGCAATACCTTGCAAAGCGTTGTCAAGAATAGTTCCTGTACCTTGTCCTTCAATCATATACGCAATTGAGTTCGTCAATGCGTTATGAATAGGACTGTTGTAATAAAGCGTGATTAGGTGCTGAGGAAATAAGTTGTTGAAACCGTAATCAATCCAACCTGCGCGATTGTCTTTTTCAACCGCTTCAACTGGTTGGTATGCCGAAAGATTGATTTGTTGAATGTTGCTCATATTATGCACCTGTATATATTACGTCAACGGGAATCGTTGGCGAAGAAACGTCGAAGTAAATTGTTCCGTCTTGTAGAATCATTGAACCACGTTCAACAAGTCCAACAACGGAAGCGTTTTGTGGATCTAAATTCACCGCGCTGTTTTGTCCGTACACATCGTACTTGTATTTACCAGCGTCAGTCAGTCCAACTGTTGTTAAACGAATTTTTGTAACACGTTCGTTTTCTGTTATCACCTCTACGACCTGAGCAAGTTGTTCACCTGTCATTTCGTAGGTCAAAACAAGAAGGTAATTTGTAAACGCAACATTGAAGTAAGCACGTCCCTCGTCTAACGAAAGCCATGCGTATTGATTCGCAGTATTTGTATTCAAATAAACCATTCTATCCTTTTATTTGTTTGCTAAAATTACATCACGTAGGGACGCTTTGTCCCTACATGTGTAAAAGTTTTTTGTTAGTCAAGGATTGACAAAGGAGTACCGCTCAATTTGTACGCTCTCTTTGGAGTTTCGTGTACAAATGCAAGTGTGTAACCATTCATGTCTCCAAGTGCTGTTCCTGTCGCTGCTGTTCCTGTTGAAAGGTCAGCACCGAACTCATAACCAACAGCCCACCAATTGTCGTTGGAATCGTTAACGAAAACAACAGGGCGACCTTGTGCAACTGTTTGCAACTCTAAACGCTTAGGAGCGCTCAATTTGTTCAACATAACGTTTACCGTCTGCGTGTAGAAAATAGTTCCTGCATCGCGGTTGAAGTTAATTGTTTCTTCAAAAGAACCCGTTTGCGTTGGTAATTCGTATGTGTACAAATCACCTGAGATTGGTCCAACGATAGCAGTAACAATTTCGTTTGCGTCAAAAGTTAACGAAGTAACTGTGTCGCAAAGAATGATTTTCTTAATACCACCGATGCCGTCTTTGCAATCAAGTGTAAAACCTGTGCTTAATTCACATGCCATAATTATATGTTTTTTATTAGCACAAAAGAGGGGTGGTTTTTATGCCACCACCTCTATATATGCAAGGGTTAGAATGGTTGAGATTAGGCAGTATATTGGTAGAACGCGATTTCGTTTCCGAAACCGAATTGTACACCTGCGAAGAAAGAAGCTGCGAAACGTACGTTGTTTGAAAGGTCATGTTCAAACATATCCAAAACTGCAACGTTATTCCATTGGTCAAGAGTGTTTGTACCAAACCAAAGGTTAGACTTTTGGTAGAAAGCCATTGTGTCGTCAGACATTCCTGGGCATTCTACAACGTCATACTGTCCCTGCCAGTTCATTACAACTGCCTCTCCTTGATAAAGGTAGAAACCACCACCAAGACCTAAGATAGCTGTTCTGTACGCCTCAGCAACGTTAGAAGAAACTGCGATGATTGGCTTCTCAGTAGCGCGACGAACGCGTGTTGGAAGAGTAAGAACTAAACGTCCCATTTCCTCAATTACGTTTGCAGAAGTGATAGCCTCTGGAGTAGCAACGGTAAGAACACCGCTTCCGCCTGCTGCGAACAATGTTTCGAAACCGTCGTATTGACCTGCTGTTGCGTTAACACCCTGCCATATCAATACTTCGTTACGAGCTGCCATTCCTGCTAAAACGTTAGCTATAATAGCGTCAGTCAATGAAGCGTGAAGTTGTCCGTTCTGCTCTGAGGACGATTCCCAATCTTTCAAAAAGTCATTTTTGCACAATTGTCTGTGAATTTGGAATTTTTCCAAAGTCAAGATACGCTCGCTTAATGCAACTGTTCCAAGTGGAGTGAAGTCACAAGTTGGTGCTTCGAAAGTGATGTCGTCAACCAACTTACGAACTACTTGCTTGTAGTCAATGTTCTCTTTGAATGTAACAGCAGACAAAGACTCGTTACTTAAAAATGCAGCGCGAATGTAACCGCCTGCTACAGCTCCTGAAAAGGTGCTGTTAATTGGGTTTGGGGATAATGTAGTAGCCATTTTTTATTGTTTGTTTTTTATTTGTTTAGATGAAATACGAAACGTTCTTCTGCTGACATTTTATTGTAGCTTTTTGAAGGTGCGCTTACTTTTGATTGTTTAACTTCTTTGATTGATGTTGCCGCAGGTTGTGCGCTCAACTTCTCTACGTTAGCAGAAAGTTCGGTGTTTGCCTTCTTGATGTCGGCAAGTTCGCTTTCTAATTTAGCAACCAAAGACAAAAGACCTTCAACTTCTGCGTTGAATGTGTCCTCAACAACAACTTCTGTTGATTGTTCTTCGGTTTCTACTTCAACCTCAACTTCTGGTTCTTCAACCATTGGCTTCAATTCAACAAGTAATCCTTCAGTAACAACTACAATAACCCCTTCGGCTGTTGTGTACTCTCCGTCCGCTACTGCAACCTCGTTGCCGTCTGCGTCTTTTGCGAATACACGAACTCCAGGCGCCCATGCGTCGCTGTCTGAATAGATGCTTGTTCCGTCCTCTAATACCGCTTCCACCATTTGCTTCACCTCAACTACTTCTTCAGCAGATAGGCTTACATTGTGCTTTGCGAAAAGAGCGTTAACTTTTTCTCTTAAGTTCATATAAGTGTTTATTAAATGTTTAGTTCCTAAATAGAAAAACCTGTATATTTGTTTCACAATTCGGCTTTTTATAGGTTGATTTTGATTTTTAGGTTTGACGAGGGGAGTAGTTACCCCTCGTTTTTTTTAACCTAAATTGTCAAGTATTGTGTTTAGCGTCTTCATTTCGTCCTCTGTCAATCCATAAGACTTGAACCCCATCTTACCACTCTCGTTCGTTATCTTGGTGAGTGCGTTAAGAAACAGGGTTGCATCGTCGTTGAATAGTTCGACCTTTAAGAACCCCCCTGCTTCGATGTTCATTACTCGCCTTTGAGTATTGCGTCTAATTCTTCAAGCAAAGTGCTAACGTGTTCGCTTAAATACATTTCTTTCTCAGCAAGGAAGTTTCCTTCGATAGAGAAACCTAACACTTCTTTGTTTTGTATCTGTTGCTTCACTTCTTCGTTGTCCACCTTCATGCAACCGAACCAAGTGCCTTCTGGAAGGTCAAACCCAAAGTTTTTAGACTTGTCGTTTTCGCCTTCAATGATCCACGTTTCAACCAACGAAACACCGTCAACTACTTTTGCGTGTTCAACCGTTGCGTTGTTGGTCATGTTTTGCTTCAGGTAGTTGTAAGCAATTGAGCGAATCGTGTCCTTCGAATACTTAACGTAATACTCCTCATTCGTCTTGTCGTCACGTCGGTATATTAGTTGGTCAGGAATCAATAGAGCGCCGTATAAAAGCCCTCTAAAGTCTTCTTTGAACTTTACCGTGTGTTGTTCGCTTAACGCTACGAAATCAACACCTATTGCAGGTTGTTCTACTACGCTGATGGCGAACACTCCGAGCAATCCTTCGTCGTCTACTCCGTATTCAATTACTTTAATTTTTTTGTTCATGTTTTATCCTCCTAATCGTGATTGGTTTTGAATTAATTGTTGTGCTTCTAAGTTGCTACTTACTTGACCGCCTAAAACGTATGCTTGAAGCGGTGGTTGTTGGTTAGGTTGCTGACTGATAAAGTCGAAGTTAGCAGGTGAAGGTGCTGTTGTTCCACCGCCTGCGCTTGGTACACTTCCAGCACCGCCACCACCACTTGTTCCACTTGTTCCTTGAAATTGTTGTTTGCTTATAATGGCGACACGCGCAAGACCTTGTGCTATTGCTATTCCTGCGGCTACTGCGGCACGAACAGGTGCGTCTGGTGTACTAATAGCCATTTGTGAACGATATGCTCCTTGTGCGGCTAAATATGTATCTATTGTAGCCGTTGCAATGCTTACACCCTTTTGTATTGCAAATGCTTTCTTCTGTTGCGCTTCAGACTTTCCTGCAAATGCTGCTGCTAAATCTCCAATAATTGACAAAGAAGTTTTTAATGCATCAACACGGAGTTGTGCTTTTGCTGCTTCTGCTTGTCTTAATTCTTCAATTTCTTGTTGAGATTGTTGGGCGCGTAACGAAGTAAGGTTTGCGTGAATCTGCATTTCGGTAGCAACCTTTTTATCTGACAATGCTCTTTGTGCATCAAAATAATCTTCAGCCGAAATACGTCTCATTCGATCGTCCTCAGCCATCATTTCGTCGTTTAATTTCTTACGACGTGCCATTTCTGCTTCGTCAGCTTCTTTTTGACGTTGTTCTGCAGTTTTATTTTTTTCGTCTAATTGTCTTTGTAATTCTAATTCTTTTGCTTTTAGTTCATTAACAGTTGTTCCGTTAGCAATTGCAAGTTTTGCATTTTTAATAATTTCTTTATCTGCTAATAACTGATTCAACTCCGATTGAAGTTGTTTTTGTCTTTGGGTTTGAACTAAAACTTTTTTTGTTTCAATATCCTTCTGAACAAAATTTGCTCTTTCAGTTGTATATTGTTGTTCCGACATTATCAAATTTTCTTTGTCAATGTTGGATTGTAATATTTTTTGTTTCTCGTCAATTACAGCAAGTTGTTGACGTCTTAAATCTTCAAATTCAGCAATTGATTGCTTCTTTTTTAATTCTTCATCATAACCTTCTATGGTCAATATTTTTGCCTTGTCAATTCCTTTAAGCCTATCCGCTTCACCTTTAGCAGTTATATTACTTAAAAAATTACGCGTTTCAATTAACTTATTTTCTTTTTCGCGAATTGTATTTATATCACCAGTTGTCTTTGCAATGGCAAGTTCATTTTCTGCGACTTCTATGTTGTTTTGCGCTTTCTCTTTTTCTAATTCAAGCGTTTTTGAACTTTCTCCGTATAACGTTTTTTCTTTGTTAATACGAGCGTCTAAAATTTGGTTTTGTTTGTTTAAGACAACATTTCCTTCTTCAAGTTTCTTAACTTTCTCAGCCGTTCCATTTATTAAATCACCAATCTCTTTGTAGTAAACAATCATTGCGGTTAATGCTCCTGCTGCTAAAAAGAACGGATTAGCAAGTACCGCCTTCCCAAGATTTGCCAGTCCTTTTGTTAGACCGCCTACTTCACTTTGTAATGTCTTAAAATCAATCTTACCAACTGCCGCACCCATTCCACTCAACGCTTGTCCTGCGCCTTTTAAGTCCAAGTCCATAAGACGTGAACCGAACAAACCAACGTTGTTACTAAGACCTTCGAAAGCGTTACCTGCGTTGGCGTTAATCTCAGCACCTAAATCGGAAATGTTGTCCTTCAACTCGGCAGCACGTGCAGACGCTTTCTTGAACGCGTCGCTCGTTTGATCCATCGTGAGCAACTGATTGTTCAGCGCACGAAGTTCTGCCTTTGCGCTCTTGAATCCTGTCGCCGTATTGTCCGCAGCATTTGCGGTTTGGTTGAGGATATTAACCGCATTTGTGCTTACGTTGAAATCTATTGTATTCGCCATTATGAGAGTAGTTTATAAAGTATAAATATCCAAAACGCTACGTTTAACGAAATACGAGTAACTTTCCAAGCGTAGTGCTTCCACATTTCCAACTTACGTTTGCCGTTAGCAATACGTCCGAACTCGCTATTGCTCTTGACGTTCAACTTAATGAACTCTAAACAGGCAACCATAGCACCTGATTTGTTTTCCATGTTTATCATGCTCGTTCGATTATTGCGTTAACAACAGATGCGGTGTTTGCGGTAAAAGCAATAGCACTTCCAACCGCTATATTGTTTCCCAAAGTATAAGCACTTCCGTCGTCGGTAATGGTTACAACAGGACTATTCTTTACGTTGTCAATCTTGTTAATGATTAAGTCGTAAGGAGCGAAAACGGTAGCCGTTAAACTGCTCATGAAGTCAATAGTCCACGTTATCGTGTTGTCGTTTTCGCTATCAATCTTCCAGTTGCTGCCGTCGCTCACCAAAGTCACGACACTACCGCTTGTTTTTATTGTGTACGTTATTGCGCTTTCAATCTTTTGCCCTGTGTATGCGTGAAGCGTTGCGCCATAATCGTCACTCGCTAACTTTATGCTGATGATTGTGCCTCTCGTTGCCTGTGCTGACGGAAGGTAAACGTCAATATCTGCTGCTAAGTCAGTAAGTAAAATCGTTCTGTCGAAATTCGTTACTACATAATCGGTACTTATTGACCTTACTGGCTGTGATACCGACGCTCCAAAGTTAACAGGCGCACCAAATCGTGTTGGTGCTAATGTTGGCGCTTCCGATGTAATGAATGAACGTGTACCAATGTTTGGTACTGAAAAACAATTGCTCTTTGCAGAGTTCCAATAGTAGCCAAAGCGACGACAACAATCTTCTGTTACTACCGCAGGATCTCCGTTCGGTCTTTCCCAATTTATAGTTTGGTCAAGGTTGGCGGTTATAGGTAAAATGTCGCAGTCGTTGTCTATGTCTAAAATACGAATAAGTTTCACCTTCGTCATGTCTTGCTCACCAACAACATAACCCTCGATGTCTAACACTCTCCACCAAGAATCAACTATCCAAATCTTGTCGCTCCATTGAAACGTAAAAATGTCGTTTAATGTTAGTGCAAACATCCCCTCTAAGATGCGCGCTTGTCCATCGTAAAGTTCACGATAGTAGTTTCTCCACCAACGGTTGTAAAGGTTGTCGTATGG